ACTTGCGTGGTGCTGACTTGCGTGGTGTTAACTTGGGTGAATTGGGTAAAATCCAAAGTTCCTCCGACATCTTAATTGTAGGAAGGATTGGTTCTCGAAATGATTATACCACAATATTCCATACAGACAAAGGTGTATTCGTAAGATGCGGATGCTTCAAAGGGACATTGGATGAGTTCGAGGCAAAGGTTAAACAAACTCATAATGGAAGTAAGCATGAGAAGGATTACCTCGCACTAATCCAGTTCGTCAAGATTAAGTTTGAGTTATGATAGATGATTACCAACCAACAGAGAGTCTCCTAGACGGGGACTTCTCTTGCGAAACTACGGAGGAAGAAGGATGAATATTAACGAACTGAAAGAAAGACAAGCATGGTCACTCGAACAGAAGATAGACCACTCCCTCGGAGCCATTGACCAATTCTACCAACGGCTCGACGGGAAGGTGTATGTGTCGTTTAGCGGTGGAAAGGACAGCACGGTGCTGTATTGGCTCGCTCGAAAGATTTACCCCGACATCAAGGCGGTGTTCTGCAATACGGGCAACGAGTACCCCGACATCGTGAAGTTTGTCAATCAGATGAAGGAGGAAGGAGGTAACATCGAAATTATTCGCCCGAAGCTGAAACCGCAGGAGGTAATGAGCAAGTATGGCTTTCCGCTTATCAGCAAAGAAACAAGCAAAATTATTAAAGATGTAAAGTATAATCCTAATTCGGTTAGTTCCCGTCGTGCGTTAGGATTGGTAAAGACAAGTTATCGGGGGCAGATACCCAAAAAATGGTTTTGGTTAGTAGAAGAGCCGTACAAGGTAAGTAATAAATGTTGCGACAAATTAAAAAAACAACCTTTCAAAGACTATGATAAGAAGTATGAAGTGTCACCCATATTAGGAATAATGGCCGAAGAAAGCATGATGAGAACTACCTACTATTTAAATCGTGGAGGATGTAATGTTTTCAGTCATACTAAAGGAGGCCGAAGTTCCTCCCATCCTATATCCATCTGGCTTGAAAAAGATATTTGGGAGTGCATAGAGAAGTACAATATACCCATCAGTGATATTTACAAGAAAGGCGCAATTCGTACAGGCTGTATGTTCTGTGGTTACGGATGCCAATTCAAGGGCGATAACCGCTTGCAGTTGGTGTATGACCTCTACCCCAAATGGTATAATCACTTCATGAACTACACCAACAATGGAGTGACGTATCGGGAAGCTTTGCGTAAAGTATTAGCGGTTAATGGGCTTACCTTGCCTGATGAACATAAACAACTTGAAATATTCTGATTATGAAAATAGAAACCAAGTACGACATAGGTCAAGAGGTGTGGTTTAAATCACATCACAGCCACATTGCTTCGGCTAAAATAATATCAATAGGTGTATATGGGAATAACGAATATATCTACGTTTTTGAGCACTTCGCTTCACGTATAGAATCCGTACTTTTCCCCACCAAAGAAGAATTACTTAAATCGCTGTAATATGAGAGAGTTAAAAACAACAACACCTGTTGCAAGAAAAGAACATATTTGTAATTGGTGTGGAGGTAAAATAGCCAAAGGAGAAAAGTATAACAGACAGACAATTCTCTTTGACGGGCGTATTTATGATTGGGTAAGTCATTTGGATTGTTTAGAACTTACAGGTTTACTTAACATGTTCGATTATGATGACGGTGAAGGGATAGATGAATCTACTTTCCAAGAATGTGTGCAAGATTACATCAATGAGCATCATTACAATCATGATACAGAACAATTTGATGAAGGATGGGGAGGGTTGAGTGTGTATAACGCAGTTTTGAAAGTCAAAGAAGAATTGATTAAAAATTTGTAGAGCATAAGAAAATTATATTATTTATTGCCAAGCATAATCGTATATGTTTGCTTTGCATTCATTATGTTAGAAATTAACCCGTTAGAATGGGATGGTGTAGCAAGAACATTCTTTGTGTTTGTTTTGTTCGTGGCGAATGCTTTTGGTTTATGGATTATTAATGAAGAATTTTAGAAGTATGGGTTTTTTAACAGATATAGATATTATCGCTATACAGTCCTTTACATCAGCTTGCAGTCGTGGAAAGACTTCATTGAAGATGACGCATAAGGAAGTATGTAATGGCATAGAGGAAGAATTTAAGGAGTTTAGGGATGCGACTGATGAACCATCGGAACACATTCCACCATTCACGCAGAAGCAAGAGGAATTGGCGGATATTATACTTGCAGCGGCAACGGAATTGTTGAAGTTATGCAGTAAGAGCGAAAATATGCCAAGCCAAGTTATCAATGCGAAGATTAAATTTAATTGGGAACGAGAAAAGTAAAAGATTATGAATACCATGAAGCATTATAGATTTTACAGCCGGAAGAAAGGCGATACTTATGTAGTGATGGCGACAACGATATTGGAAGCAAGGGAAATGGCGAGGAAGATGTTTCCTGATGCAAGGTTTGAAAATATTGTAAGATGGTGACGATGAAAGACCATTGCGGTAGTTGCAGATACTTCACGGACGAGGATTCGTTGGGTGAAGGGTTCTGCATAATGCAGGATATATGCACGGGATGCGCAGTCAAAGCGTGCGAAGAATATGAGAGAAATGACACTGACGGATGTATGGGTGATGATATTCGCCTTGATAACGGTAATGATAAGGGTTAACGGTGATGAAAGAAGCGAGAAGCATAATAAAGTATGAGACGGTCGGTCCTGTATGTATAACGACATGCCCACACCTTCAATGTGGAATAATCCCGAAGGTAGGGAGTGCGATGTGTGCAATGTGTGTGCAATACAAGAAAAAGGACAAGAAGAAAAAGGAGGTCTATTGCACGTTCGGAAGATATAGCAGCCCGAAATACAGACCTGCAAAGATGCATTTGGAATTGGCAAAAGAATATGGTTATGTACAGGAAAAAGAGTGACAGCAGAACGCTTGCCAAGTGTGGAAAGGTGACAAAGGCTGATTGCTATAAGAAAAGGGCTAACCTACCCGAATGTAAGGGATGCAAGCTGATACGGAAATGGTTCAGTAGTTACAGCATTGTGGATGGTCGGGAATACAAGGTTTGCTCCGTATGCGGTAGGGTGTTGCCTACAGCTATGTTCTATCAGAATAGAAAGAAGGTTGGCGATGAATATCGGTATTATCTGTCGGGTGGATGCAGATTGTGTAAGAGCGAATATTTAAGGAATGTAAGAAGAAAAAACAAGAAACAGGCGATATGAAAGATATAGAATTATTTAATGACCACTTCCAAAATTACAAGGTCTATGGGATTCCAAAGGCGCAGTTGGTGATTGCTGATATACCGTATAATGTAGGGAAAGATGCATACGGTTCAAATCCGATGTGGTATAAGGATGGGGACAATAGGAATGGCGAAAGCGAATTGGCTGGGAAAGAGTTCTTTGATACGGACAAGGATTTTCGTGTAGCAGAGTTTATGCACTTTTGCAGTAAGATGTTAAGACCCGAACCAAAAGACAATAGCGAGGGAAAGAATATAGGAAGAACGGGTAAAAAATCGGGGGGGGCACCTTGCATGATTGTATTCTGTGCTTTTGAACAAATGATGTATGTAATTGAGAAAGGTGCGGAATATGGATTCAAGAAGTATATTCCTTTGCAATTCCATAAGAACTATTCACCGCAAGTTTTAAAGGCGAATATGCGTGTAGTTGGGAATACCGAATATGCCATACTCTTATATCGTGACAAGCTGCCGAAATTCAACAATGGAGGTAGAATGATATTCAACAATATCCCATACCCAAGGGATACGGAAACAATCAAGGTGCATCCGACACAGAAAAGTGTCCCTCTCCTAACCTATCTTATTGAGTTGTTCACCGATAAGGGGGATGTAGTTATTGACCCATGTTGTGGAAGCGGCTCTACTCTGTTGGCAGCAGCGCAAAGCGGACGTAAGGCATACGGATTCGAGATTAAGAAAGATTTCTATCGGGATGCAAAGGAAAAGGTTTTATCAAGGATACAGAAGAATATATTTAGCGAATTATAGACATGGAACTATTAATGGTTGAGGGATGCGTCAATAACAGTATGACGGTAGATGGTATCGAGCATTCCGCATTGACGGGCGATATGAGGAAATTCGTATGGGACAAGGTTGTATCATACCTTTCAACGCTTGACGGTCGGGACTTGAACGATTTGATGCAATTCACGCTGACAAGATATGACGATTATAAGGTATCGGATGAGCCTTGCGAGGTGTGCGGAGATTCTACGGAAGAATGGAAGATGACAATATAGAGGTATCCCGTTCCAATATTGCCAAATGATGGCAGAGGAAAGGATAATGGATATTTGCATAAGTAGTTGAAAATTAGTAACTTTGAGTATAATCTATTGGAAATATGGAAATTGTTTATCGAAAATTATCAGAGATGAAGAAGTTGGAGGGGAATCCGAGGAAGATTACACCCGAACAACTCAACACGTTGAAGGAATCAATCCAACGGAACAAAGATTACTTTGAAGCCCGTCCTTTGATTCTGTCTAACCGAACGGGAGAATTGGTAGTCATTGCAGGAAACCAAAGATACGAGGCATGTAAGCAATTGGGCATTGAGGAATGTCCTACCATTCTGCTTGAAGGGCTGACCGAGGAAAGGGAAAAGGAAATCATTATCCGTGACAATGTGAGCAACGGGGAATGGGATGAGGAACTTTTGAAGGAATGGGATGCAGCCGAATTACAGGATTGGGGTGTGGGTGTTTCGATAGGCAATGAGAACAACGAAAAAGAGAGAAAAGATTTGTCCGATGAATTAAACATTGATTTTAAACTGGAAATATCTTGTACAGATGAAATGCAACAGCAACAATTGTTCGAAGAATTACAAGAAAGGGGGTATGTATGTCGCATTTTAATATTATAAGAAAAAATATTGCGGCTTCTACATTTAGAGTTGAATCAATTCGAGGAACGTATGATTTGCAGAGCCGAAACATAGAAGAACGATTTGAAGGTGATATTGAATTACCTTCAAAATGGAATATCGGTCTTATAGTAGGAAAATCGGGAAGCGGTAAATCTACTATTGCAAAAGAATTGTTTGGCGATTACATTGTAGGCAATTATCAATACACGCATGATTCCATATTGGATGATATGCCTAAAAATGCAACTACAAATGACATTTGCCAAGCTTTGAATAGTGTAGGATTTTCATCGCCCGTAAGTTGGCTAAAGCCTTATTCCGTTTTATCTAACGGTGAAAAAATGAGATGCGATATTGCACGTGCGATTCTTGAAGATAAAGAAATGTTTGTGTTTGATGAATTTACATCGGTTGTAGATAGGAATGTCGCACAAATCGGCTCTCTTGCATTACAGAAAGCTATAAGACGAAAAGATAAAAAATTCATCGCTATTACATGTCATTATGATGTAGAAGATTGGTTAATGCCCGATTGGGTATTTAACACTGATTCTATGACGTTTTATATAAACGATTTTGAAGAAGTAAAAAAAAAAGACCTTCAATCAGAATCGACATATACGAAACCAAAGAAAAAGAATACTATTGGAAACTATTTAGGAAATATCATTATTTGAATCATTCATTTAATAAAGCTGCAAGAGTATTTGTGTGTGAAGCAAATGGAAATTTGGCTGGATTTTGCGCTGTATTACCATTCCCTCACCCGATAAAGAAAAACGCTTGGAAAGAGCATCGTTCTGTCGTATTTCCCGATTATCAAGGTGTAGGCATAGGTAGACATTTTACTAATTACGTTGCTGAATTATTAAAAAAAGAAGGTAAAACATATATTTCAACAACAAGCAATCCTGCAATGATATTTGCACGGAAAAACGATAAGAAATGGATTACAACCCGAATAGGAAGAACAAGTAGCGGTAGCGGTAAAATCCAAAACAAGCATATAAAAGGTTCAACATCATGCGCAAGAAAAACGGTAAGTTTTGAATATATAGGAGAAAAATAATATGAAATACTGCGAAGCAAAGATAAAAGAATGTGCCGATTGGGTGGAACAATACGGACTACAGGAGCATGGCGGAGCAACCTTGAAAGAATTCTGCCAAGCGATGGGCATACATCATGATTCGTATTTTGATTGGATGCGGAAAAGCGAATTTTCCGAAGCAATCCGAAAAGCGAAGGAAGTATTCCGTTCAACACTCGAAAAGCGAATCGTCACAAGCCTTGCAAACAGTGCATTGGGCTACGAGGTGGAAGAAGTGAAGTCGGAATATACAAGCGACTTGCTGACGGGAAAACCGAAGCTGAAAAAGCAGACGAGAGTGAAGAAGCATGTGCAACCGAATACGGGTGCAGGCATTTTCCTACTGACGAACATCGCACCCGAAAGGTGGAAGAACAAGTTGAACACCGAGCATTCGGGAATGGTTGAAGGAGGAATGACATTTGTGGTAAAGGATGAAGAAGAAAAAGAACTAATCAAACGAGTTATTGACCGATGACACCGACAAAGGTCTATAAAGAAAACCTTTCCGCATGGGACATGGGCAAAAGGCTCATAGCAAACAGAGGGGGCACACGTTCGGGTAAGACATACTCGATAGTGTGCCTTCTCATTACTTTGGCTTCATACGGGAAACCTCGGACGATTGACATTGTATCTGAATCACTCCCCCATCTAAAGCGTGGTGTGTTGAATGACATCGAAGATATATTGAATGCAAATAAGTATGTCGAAGATGTAAACTACACATTGAACAGGAGCGACCATATTTATACATTCACGAAAGGTTCTTCCATCCGTATATTCAGCGCAGACGATTGGGGTAAGGTGAAAGGCTCACGAAGGGATATTCTCTTTATTAATGAGTGCAACCGTATTCCATACGAAGTGTATCGACAATTAGCGGTGCGTACAACGGAAACGATATTCATGGATTGGAATCCTGATGCGGAGTTTTGGTACGAGATTAACGGGTTGAAGGACAAGGAAAGCACGGTAGAGATTCATTCGACATACCTTGATAATCCGTACTTGTCACCGCAGCAGATTGAGGAAATCGAAAGCAACAAGGGCGATGCTGCTTGGTGGAAGGTGTACGGACTTGGCGAGGTAGGCAGACCACAGGGAGTTATCTTTGACAGATGGGAAACGGTGGATGAAGTTCCGGAAGGGGCAAGGCTTGTCGGGTTCGGGCTTGACTTCGGTTTCAGTTGCTTTAAAGGGAATACTATGATTATGACTGAAAAAGGGCTAATTCCGATTTCAGAAATAAAATGTGGGGATATGGTATTAACTCGCCAAGGATATAGGCGAGTTGTGCGTAAATTTGAAAATGGAGTAAAAGAGGTTGTAACAAAAAGAATATATTGCGATAAAGGCGTATATGAAGTATCAGCAACCGATAATCATTATTTTAATATTAACGGAAAATGGAAGAAGTACGTAGAATTACAAAAAATGGACAGATTGTGTGTATTATCACATTTGAAGGGAAAGAGTATAAGAGATACCCAAGTGGAAAACATCCAAATTACTACTACCACAAATGGAAAGAAAATGGTAAATACAGACAAGCATTATTGCATCATGCGGTTTATGAATTTTATAAAGGGGAAATCCCAAAAGGTTATATCATTCATCATATTGATGGTAATGCACTTAATAATTCGATTGATAACCTTATTGCTGTCACTCAGTCGGAACATTGCAAAATCCATGATTTTTTTAAAGAAACAAGGGAACAAAAAGGGAGGTCGTGGTCATACAACAAAGATAATTGGCATGACAGAAGAAAAACTGCAGTCAAACGATTACAGTCAAAGCCGAGAATCTGTGAATGGTGCGGTAAGGAATATATTGCGACAAATGTTCACCAGCGGTTTTGCTCTAAACAATGTCATCATAAGTGGCAGTACAAATCCCCACAAAATCTCGTTGAAATGGTTTGCCAATATTGTGGGAAAGTGTTTTATGGGAATAAATATTTTAAGCCAAAGACTTGCAGTAAAGATTGTGCCTATAAAATACTCCAGTGTAATAAAAGTGGAAGAAATTAAAAGAGAATATTGCACTGTTTATGATTTGCAAATTGATGGGGTTCATGAGTATTTTGCGAATGGAATACTTGTTCATAATTGCGACCCTACAGCGATAGTTACGGTCTATCTGAATGACGGGAAACTTTGGCTTGATGAGTTGTGCTACAAGCGAGGAATGACGAATGATAAGATAGCGGACTTCCTTAGGGGTAGACAAGGTCAGACGGTTGCGGATTCGGCCGAAATGAAGTCCATCACGGAAATATATAACTATGGCATCCGAACGATTGAGCCCGCAAAGAAAGGGGCTGATTCGGTAAGGAATGGTATTGATGTTATGCGGAGGTATGAGATGAGAGTGACGAAAAGAAGCCTTAATCTGATATACGAACTCCGTAATTACAAATGGAAGGAAGATAAGATAACGGGAGAACTGACGGGAGAGCCTGTAGATAAGTTTAACCACTTGATAGATGCAGCACGCTATGTTTGCTTGAACAAGTTGGCGGAACGTCCTGCATTCAGAAGGCCAAGAGGTTTGTTACCCGAAACATAATGAAGTATGACGGTAATAGAGTTTATGATATTAAGCGAGGTCACGAAAGACGACCTACAAGCTAAAATTAGCCGATTAGAGCGACCTTTGAGCGTTTCGGGTAGAAGTGTACCCGAAAGTTTGAATTCGTTGAAAATAGGGCAAATATTCGAGTTGCAGAACATCAAGACGGAAGCGGATGTAATGGAAGTGCCATGTAGGGTGATATTGAAGCTTGACCCGTCCGAGGTGATGGAAGCGGATGCCGCAGAGGTGTTCGGATTCGTTGTATGGGTGTCAAAGGAAATGGAACGGATAAACAAGCTGTTCGAATCGACAAGGATACCGCCCACACAGGAGGAAAAGCAAGCAGGGGTTGAGCAACTGAATTTCGGAGCGTTCGGCATTCTTGATTGGTATGCACAAAGGATGGGGATGACAGACCATGACGAAGTGGCTAAAACCCCGTGGATGAGAGTTTATAAATGTTTGGATATGGACGCCAAGCGCAGCATGTACGAGAGGCGGTTGCGTGAGGTGTACGCAAGTAAGGAAAGGAAAAAGTGATATGACGGTAGAAGAAAAGATTTGTTCGGTGGTTGAGAAGATGGGGAATCTCAACTATGTATTTGACGATTTGAGTGGGGCGACATATAAGGTGGATTCATCGCCTTTGCCTGCTTTAGTCAATGTCATGCCTGTATCGGGTACGGTGAGAGTGACACCTACCATGATAAGCTACAACCCGAATTGTTTGTTTTGGATAGTGGATAAAATCGGGATTGGTGAAACGGGTGAAGGTATTAATGCAGTGGTAAACAGATGCATGAATTGGGCTTATGAGTTTATTCTGACGCTCAACGAAAGCAGATTGTTCCAGCCTGTAGAGAATACGGATATAAACATCGAGGTAATCGCCCATGAGATGAATGCGCATGTAGCAGGTGTTGCATTGTCATTGCAGCTAAGGGAAAGACAAGGGCTGTATTTGTGCGGTAAACCTATAAAGGAGTATTTCAAGAATGATTGCAACGAAGGACGAAGCGAAGAAGATAATCAATGATGAGTTGTTGCAGTTAAGGCAGCGAATCATTGAGAACCATTTGCGTGCAGGGCAGAAAGCGAGCGGCCGTACCATTGCATCGTTAAGGGTGGAAGCATCCGAGGACGGAGGTACTTTGTTCGGTCGTAAGGCTTTCGGTACGCTTGAAACGGGTCGAAGGGGTGGACGTGTCCCGAAAGGATTCTATCAAATCATACTGCAATGGGTGAAGGACAAGCGGATAGCGGTGGAGAAGCCGAAGACGTTTGCGTATTTCGTTGCAAGGAAGATAGCGAGGGAAGGAACGAGCCTTTACCGAAGCGGTGGACGTGCGGATATCTATTCGAATGAAATACCTAATACGGTTGAGAGTATCGGGAAGCGCATCATGGGAGTTTTGACAATGGAAGTTGAACGGATAAATATAAACAGCAATGAGAAGTGAGGAAGTTAATGGGGTGGTTATTCAGTACCCCGATGCAGTGTCGTTCTGCTTTAATACGATGCCCGTATTGGTCAAGGGCTATGGCGGAACGTATATCAATGTGGCGATAACAAATAACAATACGTTAAAGACGGTAACGGAGAAACGCAATCTCTTTGGAGGTGATTGTTTCTTCGATTTGTCGTATTATGTGAGGTCGTTGTTCCTGACTGATACGATTGGCGATACAAGCGGAAATGATGCGATGACGATGGTAGAGTATTCCGTTTCCGTGATGTTGTTCAATGGGGCGACACAAGAGGGAAGCTTGATATTCGATACTCATGTCGTGTGGGGTTCTCTTGGTATGGGTGAAGTGTTCGACAAGTACAGCAGACTGAAATACTACAGGAATCTGCCTTTTACGTTCTCCGTTTACTACCCGTATGAGAATGCGGCACGAATGGAGGTCTATGCTGATGGTACAAAGGTTCTGGACTTCAATTCAAGCCGAGGAATCAAGAACTTCAACCCGTCACAATTCGGCTATCCCGATAAGGTAGAGTTCAAGACCGAGGACAAGACGATTACCTACATAGCTGACGATTGCACGGATGGGGTTTATCTCCGTTGGTTGGATAGGCAAGGGTTCGTCCGTTATTGGTTGTTCAAGCGTGGCGCATCGTCTTATGAGGTCAAGGATGCTTTGGATGTAAGGCGGAGCGATATGCAGGGACATACGGAAAGAAGGATAAGTAAGGCCGAGAATGCCATGTTTAAGGCTTGTGCGCCTTTAGTGGATGGTGATACGTTCGATATGCTTAGAGAGGTAGCGACATCGCCTTTGGTGGATATGTACATAGGAAAGGACGAGGACGATGTGCCTCAATGGTTGGCCGTGAATGTGAAGTCGGACACGATAGAAAAGGCACGGGAGACGTTGCAGGACTTTGAGATTACTATATTGTTACCCGAAACGAGATTGCAGAGTATATGAAGGAAATGTTATTCATTGATGGTCAGTTGGTGGACTTGGGCGAAGCGACTAATATCACGCTTAGCTTCAAGAGCAACATATTTACTGACTTGTCGAAGATAGTAGGCAATAGCAGCTATACTATCAATTTGCCCAAGACGGTTAGGAATCTCTCTATCATTGGCAATGCTGATGCACCGGCATCGGAATCAGACTTTCCGAGGGTGTCGCATCCGTGTAGGTATTTCCGTAATGGTGTTGAAATCATTGCGGATGGTCGTGCGGTTCTGCTTTCGGTGTCGGATAATATCGAGGTTGTCCTGACGTGGGGAAGCATTACGGGTTTCGCTTCACTTGTTGAAGATGGTAAGAATCTCAACGAGGTTGCGGAGGTGAATGATTATGTAACCTATATGAATGTCGCACCGCCTTTCTATCATGGCAGCAACTTGAATGTTATCGGTGTCGGGTATGTGGATATGAATGTAGGTCTAAAGAGTGATGAAACGTTGGCCGCATTGCATCCCGTTGCAAGGTGCGAATACATTCTTAATCTGTTGCAGAACACTTACGGAGTGAAGTTTGAATTTCCCGAAGATAAGCTGCCGTTCATTCAGTCGCTTGTATTCCCGTTGCTCACTCGGAATGGTGGGTATGCGAATATGGCAATGAATGAAGTCAAGCTATACCAAGAGGAAGATGTTAGCGGTTGGATGGTAGAGAGCCAACAGGCTGATAGTTCAGAATTGTTCGAGTTCATTTATTACGATGGGAAGATTAGATATATAAAAGCAAACAAGGGTGGGAAATATGTTTTTAAACCTAATTTTAAAACATTAGGATTAGACATATCTTACCCTTATGCTTCAATATCCTATTATGATAGCCTTGACGGTTCGGGCGATATTCAAGTCCAATATTTCCCTTATAGGCTTGAAAAACATGAGGGGCTTCCTTTGTCTTATATGGTCTACGATGAACCGATAGAAATCGAATTGACAGAAGGAGGTACTTTCTATCTGACTACAGGAGGAGTAATCGGTATTCAAGGAGGCAATGCTTCAATGTCGGTAGCCGCAAAACCTACGGAAGTCAATATAGGCGACAAGTTCCCCATCGTTGAGAATCTTCCTGATATAAAGTCGGTGGACTTTCTAAAGGCTATTTCATCAATGGTCGGGTTGTTTGCTATCCCATCTGATGAAGGTGTAATAAGGTTTGTGTCTGTGGACGATTTAGCGGACGTTTCACGGGCTTTTGATTGGTCGGATAAGCTACTCCCCCATTCGTTGGAGAATAAGCCTAAAAACGTATCCTATGTGCTTGATGACTTCGCAAGGAACAACCGTTTTTCGTACAAGGAAGATGACACCAATAGGCAACCGCAGTTAAGTGGGAATATAACGGTAGACGATGAGACATTGGACTTTGAGCGTGATGCGGTAACACTCCCATTTGCTGCCACGGATACGATAGGCGGAAAGGCGCAGATAGCATTGTATGAGTACAACGATGACGGTGAACCCGAATTACAGAGCGTTGAGCCGAGAGTATTAATTGAGAAGAATGTAAATGAATATGCGGTCGGTTCGTTCATCGGTCTATCATGGGGTGAATTGCTGGGGAATTACTACAGGACTTATCAAAGATTGGTCAGCAAGCCGATAATTATCACCGAAAACATGATGTTGAACGATATAGAATTGCGTGAGTTGGACGTTACGAGGCCGATATATCTTCGTCAATATGGTAGATATTACGCTATTGTAGAGATAAAAGCGCCGTCAAATGGTGTGTGTGAGTGTAAGTTTTTGCAGTTGGATTTATAAATGAGTGAGTTATGGTAGCAACGGAGGAAAAGATATTAGATATCAAAGTGGAATATAAGGATGCAATCAATAAGATAGCAGACTATCAAGCCCAATTGGATGCTTTGAAGCTTTCAGAGAAAGGATACAAGGAAGAATTGAAAGCAGGGAATATCACCCAAGAGGAATACAACAAGAATATCACGGCTGCAAAGGTGGCCGCAAAGGAATATCGTACAGCCATCAATGTGTTGGAAAAGCAAATCACAAGCCAAATCAAGACGCAGAAATCAAATGCGGATATATTGGCGGAGGTTGAAGAATTGATGGGTACAAATGTAAGGAGTATCGCAGAAGCGGAAGCGGCTAACAAGGCATTGCGTGAGGCGGTCAGAAGTCTAAGCGATGGGGAAGAAAGTGCATATGCTATCCGTAAGAAGTTGAATGCGCAGATAGATACGAACACCGACTATATAAGACGAAATTCTGATGAGTATGTAAAACAGAAGATGAACATCGGGGCTTATACGGAATCGGTAAAGCAAGCGTTTTACGAAATAAAGAACGGCAATATGAGCATGCAGTCAGCAGGTATCATTGCAAAAGGTTTTGCGGATGTATTGAATAAGGATTTGAAAGCAGGATGGGCGGCTGCAACAAGTGGCGGAAAAGTCTTTGTCGGGGTGCTTAAACTCGTAAAGACCGCAATAGTGGCAACGGGTATCGGTGCTTTGCTTATTGCGCTTACATCATTAGGGGCAGCGTTCACCCGAACACAGCAAGGAATGGAAACCTTTCAGCGTGTTTCTGCTATGATTGGCGCAACGATTGATGTTGTATTGGATAGGGTTGCAATGCTTGGCACGGCTGTTATTAAGGTGTTTCAAGGCGATTTCAAGGGTGCAGCAGATGCGGCAAGAGGTGCTATTGATGGAATTGGCGAGGAAATAAAGAATGAAGCAGCGCAAGCGGATGCTTTGACAAAAGCCCTTATCAATATCGAGAAGGAAGAAACGGAATTACTCGTTACAAGGTCAAGGAATAGAGCCGAGATTGAAAGATTGAAACAGATTGCGGAAGATACCACACGTTCGTACAAGGAACGCTTGGACGCAGCAAAACAAGCGTATGCAATCGAGCAATCGGACATGCAGAAGGGTATCAAGCTGCAAGAAAGAAGATTGGCAAATATGCTTGGTGAGGTTGAAGTGACTAAGGAGGTGAAGCAGATAATCGAAGATTTGGGCAGAGGTAGAATATCAGCGGATGAAGTAATCTCAAAATTGGGGTTGAGTTCAAGCACGATGAATGATTTTAAACAATTTGCCGATGAAGTCGTTAAGCTGTATGAGCAACAGGAATCTTCAAGAACAAGACAGATTGAGCAACAGAATAAGATAAATTCGCTTAATGCTGAATTATTGAAATTAGAGGAAGCCGTAAAGGATAAATCGGGATTGACGGATGAAGATTTCATGGCAGCTTATGAAGCACAAGAGAAATTGACGTTTGCAAAATTGGCGGAAGCACAATCATTGGCGGACTTGAAGAAGAAAATCAATATTGAAATGTTGAAGGATGAACAAGACACAGCAGATAAGGAAATTGAGATTCAAGAACAGAAAGCGAATGCGATGAGAGCGATTACGGGAAGCCTTATTGATTTGGTGGATGCTATCGGTGAAAGCAGCAAGGCGGCTGCAATAGCTTCTAAGGTCATTGCGTTGGCGCAGATTGCCATTGATACGGGCGTGGCTATTTCTAAGGCGGTGGCCACTTCATCAGCCAAGGGCTTTTGGGGATTCCTTGCAGAAGTAGGTCCATTCATTGCAGCGATTGTCGCTAATATGGCATCGGCTATCAAGACGGTTAAAGGTGCGAAGTTTGCAACGGGTGGTGATGTATCGGGTGAAGGAACGGCAACGAGTGATAGCATACCGGCCATGCTTTCGAATGGTGAATCAGTAATGACTGCAGCAGCGACAAGCATGTTTGCCCCTATCCTATCGGCATTCAATCAAGCGGGTGGAGGTGTACCTATATACGGTCAGCAGACGGGCAACCAAGCGATGGGCGAGGATATGTTGGCGAGGGCATTCGCTAAAGGTGTTGAATCGCTCCCCTCTCCTGTCGTGAGCGTTGAAGAAATAAACAATGTCGGTAATAGAGTTAAAGTAATAGATAATATCAGTAGTATTTGATTATGAAAGCCTACGAATTATTAATCACGAATAAAAGTCTGCTTGTAGCGATGGATAAATGCGCTATACAGGCGAGCGATGTGAAGTATGCAAAGCTGATAACGGATTACATTGCAATGCTTAATGAAGGGTATAAAAAGACGTACATCGTGCAGCATCTTTCGGATGAGTATGACATACCCGAAAGGACGTTGTACAGGATAATCGAAAGGCTGATGAAGAACGTACCGATGGAATGAGGGATGGGAGCAGAAACGCTCCCATTTTTCGTTTGCCAAAAGTTGGCAGTCGATTGGTTCTATTTGGCAGTGACACAGATAAATATAATGAGTAGATTTGTTCAAGATAATAAAAATGATATGGCGAGATTATTCATAAATAAAGACATTGCGGCTGATGCCGATAAAATGATGTATTGGCTATCGGGTGACGATTGCATTTCGTTCTCCGATATCCAAGCATTCTTGGACTTCGCCAAGGACGATGAAAGGATTGATGTTGAGTTGCACTCATGCGGTGGAAGCTGCATTGAGGGTTATGCCATCTATGATGCGTTACGTGCATCGGGAAAGGAAATATCATGTACGGTTGTAGGCTCTTGCGCAAGCATGGCAACGGTGATTCTGTTGGCCGCTCCGCTTGAAAGACGTGCGATGTATCCGAATGCAAGGTTATTGATACATACTCCGTATTTCCCTTGCTTCGGTGATAAGGCGACAATCGAATCATTGGAATCAGCTTTGAATAGTCTAAAGAGCGAAAAGGACAGAATGCTGTCTATCTACGTTGAAAGGACGGGAAAATCAAAGGAAGAATTGGAAGCGCAAATGGCAACGGATGATTGGTTTGGTAGCGATAAGGCTATCGAATTAGGCTTTGTTTCGTTTGTCGTGCCTCCTGCTTCCGCTAAACATAGTATTAACCCAAATAATGAAAGAATGAAAGCAGAAAAGAAGAAGCCCAGCGTAGCGGAAGCATTCAAATTGCTGGGCGTTGCTTTGGGACTGACCAAGGCAGAAGGTTCAGAGGGTTCTGATGAATCGGTTGAGCCTGTAAGCTTGGCTATCACCACTGTAACGGGCGATGAATTGAATGTCGAACGTGAAGAAGGTGAAATCCAAGTAGGCGACAAGGCTTCTCCTGATGGTGAACATGTCCTCGAAGATGGTCGTACCGTTGTAGTCGTTGATGGTGTCATTTCTGAAATCCGTGAAGCTTCGGAAGAAGAAACAGAAGATGAAAACGACACAGAAGGTAAGGCAGAGGAAGATGAAGAAAAGAAAGCCCTTGTTAAAGAAAACAATGAACTCAAGGCACAGTTGGAAATGCTCCGTGGTGAAATGGAAGCGTTGAAGTCCAATGCCAAGAGTGAGGAAGATGCTCGCATCCTTGCAGCCGTTGAGAAAGCAGGAGGCGAATCATGGTTGACAAAGGCAGCAGCAAGTACATACGTCCCCGCAGGACGTTCTAATGAAGAGCCAATGGATAATGAAAAGGTCAGCCTTGTAGAATCCAAATTGGCGGAAGCAAGGGAACGCAACAAGAAGCGTTACAAGAAGGATTGATAATAAAATGATATGAAGGGATTATGGAACTTTTAGAAGGAATCAAGCAATTGACAAAGGACAATGGAGCAATCAAGAACCTCCGTGACCTTTTAGTTATGACAAACTTTACTGATGAGAATTTGGAACAATTGTTCACTTTCCGTCAGAACGTACAACAGGGTGACAAACTTGGTTGGACAGGTGAGATGAGCGAAGTGGGTTGGGCAGGTGCGCCATGTAACCCCGAATACCGCACACCGACAATCTCGGCTGCTGAAAAGCAATGGGATTTGGGTGATTGGTCTATGCCGTTGAAATGGTGTTATGAGGAATTTATGAACACTATGGCGGAATATGCTTTAAAGACAGGTACAGATATTCATGACCTTACAGGTACAGACATCATGGATGTTCTTATCTATCCTGCTCTTGATGAAGCAATGAAGCGTATGTATATGCGTTTTATTTGGTTCGGTGACAAGAACATCTCAGAAGGTGAAATTACCGCAGGTTTGGATGTTGAATTGTTCAAGCCGACAGATGGTTTGTTCAAGCAGTTGTTCGCTATCGGTGCTGCAAATCCTTCACAGCGTGTGAATATCGCAGCTAACCAAGAAGCTACAATGGCTGCACAGATGAGCGCAATCAAACAGCAAGGTGTTGCAATCGGTATCTTTGAAAGTCTGTTGGAAAATGCAGACCCACGTATTGCATCAATGGACGGTGCTGCTTTGTTCGTTACCAAGTCATTGGCTGATGCCTTGACTAAGGATTTGAAGCGTGAATACAAGGAAATCATTACTTGGGAACAAGTGTTCAACGGTATCAGAGTGACCGAGTTTGATGGTGTTAAGGTTTATGCGTTTAGCGTATGGGATAGAATGATTCAGCGTTATCAGAACAACGGTACTGTATTGAATCTTCCTCACCGTGCGGTATTCGCTTCACCAAAGCAAATCTTTGTCGGTTCGCCTGCTAACAGCATTATCAGTGATTTGGATATTTGGTTCAATAAGGACGAAAGAGCTGTTAAGGCTTATGCCGCAGGTCGCTTGGGCACATTGATTGGTGAAGATAACTTGTTCCAATTGGCTTATTAATGGAGGGTTGAATTATGGCAGATATTTGCGAAATCTTATTATCACAGGACATTGCAGCATCATGCAATGACCCTGTTGTACCGGGCTTTGAAGCGGAAGGCATCATAATGAACCGTGATGACATTGATTTCGGTTCTATTGAGTTTGATTCTGCTCGTCCGAATGTCATCTCGCAGTTGGCCATGTTGAGCGGTAAGCGTGCCTATAAGGTTCGTGTGTTGGGTTCTACTCCGTTTACGGGTACTACTACATCATTCGTTGCAGGAACTTATCAGAACACGTTTACCAATACCGTGCAATTCGTTGTATTGGACAATGGTCCTGATGTGTGCGAGAATGTCATCAATGCGTTGGCTAATGGTAAGTTCGTCATGATTCTTGAAAACACTTTCAAGGGTTTGAACAAATCCACCAACAAGGGTGACGCAGCTTTCCAAATCTATGGCTATACACAAGGTTTGGCGGCTTCCGCTATCGAGAACGATAAGTATTCAGAGGACACCAATGGCGGTTGGTTGGTTACTATGCAGGAAACAAAGGCTTCAAAGTCGGGAATGTTCCTGTACAAGACAGACTATGCAACCACTAAGGCGATGTTTGATTCATTGACTGCTGCAGTATGATGGTAGATGTTGTTTTCAATAGGTTGAAGGAGTTGGGGAAAGTTTCGGCTTTCTCTAACTCTGACAAACGCTTCATCGAGGAAATGTATATGGAAGTCCTCGGAAAGAAGTTTGTCAAGACCTCTTGCAACGATTGTTACCATGATGCGGTATTTGAAATGTATGCTTATTTGAAGAAAAACGGAAAGATGAAGGAAAAGAGCATTTACCAATTAAAGAATGGTGTTTTGTTGCAGATGGGATTCGGTAGCGGTGAGTTCTACACGAATGCCAATTTGACAGATGAAGCGGCAGAACGCTTTTTGAGCATGAAACCCGAAAAAATCAATCTCTTTGCCATCTATCCCGATGATTGGACTTCGAGAGTGGAAAAGAGATTCAGACCCGCAAAGCAGAAGGAATCTGTAAAGGTTGAAGATGAATCGGGGAGTAAGGGCGCAAAGAAGGAAGAAACCAAAAAAGAATCGTAAAAGATGAAAGTAAAGGAATTATCTAAAAAGGCAGACAGACGTTTGAATGTTGAGTATATGCGTACTCTTGGCATTCAAAGCTACGGAAGTGACAATCTGTATCCGCAGACACTCCGTAATATTGTCATGGCAAGTTCAACGGGTTCTGAATGCCTTGATAGATATGCGGACTTCATCGAAGGTTACGGATTCCGTGACGTTGATTTCTCTGAATATGTTGTAAACAGACGTGGTGAAACGGTGGACGATATCCACGAGGCTGTATGTCGTGATATGGCCTTGTATAACGGTTTCGCTATCCATGTCAATTATAACATTGATGGTAAGATAGTAGAGATGCATCATGTACCGTTTGAAAATTGTCGTTTGGTGGATGAAGATTCTAACGGTTATGTCGGTAAGATAGCGTTGCATCCCGATTGGTCGGGAAAGAAAATCAGAGCCGAGAAGCCCGTGAAGGTTGACAAGAACAATGTAGACTACATTGACGTGTTCAACCCACGCAAGGAAGTTGTATTGGCTCAAATCACCCGTTCGGGAGGTATTGAATACTACAAAGGTCAGATTCTTTGGGTAAGCGGTTCGGGACGTAATACATACCCCGTTGGCCGTGCTGACCGTGTGGCTACTGAAATGAGTACCGATGAAGGGTTGGCGAATGTGAAGTATCGTAACGTAAGGAATAATTTCTTTCCTGCAGGTATGATGATAACCAAGAGAGCCAATCCGTTCGATACGGGCGACAGATGGTCGGATGACAACGGATTCCAAGACACCATCAAGCAGTTGCAGGGTGATATCAATGCGAGCAAGATTCTTGAAGTGCAGATTGAAAGCGATGAAGAAAGACCCGAATTTGTGGAAATGAATACGAAGAATTACGATAAGGAGTTCAGCGTAACGGAAGCAAGTGTCGTGGAAAGGATTTATTCGGCTTTCGGTCAAGAACCTTGGTACTGTATCCGCATCGGTAAGGTGGGCTTTTCGGGCGATATATTGCGTGATGCGTTCGATTACTATAATTCTATCGTATCGAAGCAGCAACGTATGTTAGAGCGAGTTTTTGACCGTGTTTTCGTGTATTGGTTCGAGGTGGCCAATCCTTCGGGCGATTATAGTGTTAAACCATTAATCTATGTGAACAATGCAGCCGTATCTGATAACGTATAACGAAGCGCACACGCTTGCAAGAAAGATGAGCGTGCATGTGGAGAATGACAAGATAGATGTATTCATCCGTGAGGCGGAGGATATGGATATCAAGCCCGTTTTGGGTGATTCTCTGTTGTTGGCGGTAAAGGCCAATCCGAGCCGTTTTCAGACACTTTTGAACGGTGGCAGTTATGTGGATGGAATGGGGCGAAAAAAGTCCATATCGGGGCTTAAATCGGCTCTCTCCTACTTCGTGTATGCGAGGTTTGTAAGGAACAATGATGGGAATGTTACCCGTGTCGGATTTGTGAACAACAATAACGATTATTCTTCCCGTGCTATGGATTCGGAAAGGGAAAGGGCTTACAATGATTCGGTTGCTATCGGTCAGAGATACTTGAAGGAGTGTATGGAGTTTGTGCATTGTGACGATGTTTGCCGTGAATGTTGCGGTATTACGGAAGTCAAGAGAGGAAAATATAATGTATTAGGTGATTAATTAGGAGGAAATAAGATGAATTATTGTCAGAATCAGCCGCAGCAGCCTTTGGAAAGGGTTAACGGCTACAATATCAAGGTCAAGATTACATCCAAGGACAAGACACCGATGAAGGATTTGGGCTTCCAAGTTGAATTGTGGGTGGAAGGTTGCGGTCGTAAAGTGGTTATCAGCAAGTGCGACATGGCGGACATCATGTTGGAAGGTGGATTGGTTGAGTATTTCGCTCAGTTCTACAACTATGAGTTGGGCAATCCGAGCGGTTGGTTGATGGCTACCGTAGCCATTCAGCAACCCGATGAAAATTGGCCATGCGGTTTTCGTGATGTAACTATTGAAAATGTCTTTACAGGCATCTATTTGGGACATAAATGCGAGAGATTGCCACGTGCCCCACGTCATTGCTATTGCGGCAAACAATATGTCAATGGCTTTAAGGTGGAATTTGAAAAGGTGGATTATCTGCCAAAGGGTATCGAGGAAGATGAAGAAAATGAAGGTGGCTCAACCCCTACTCCCGAACAACCGAGCGCAGTGGATATCCGTTACGGTGTCATCCGTGGTTTGGGTTCTTTCGGTGCTATCACAGAAGAACAACTGAACGGTTTGGTGCATCTTGCAGTTAAGCCAAGCGGTGTCGTTAACGTGCCCGTAACAGCAGGTGACACATTGGTGGTGCTTTGCGATGGTGCTACAGCAATGAAGGGTGATGGTATTGGTGGAAAGACTACATTCGATACATCAATCATGGGTGCTAATGGTGAAAGCGTGACCATTGGCGGTAAGGCTTACAAGGCCTATGGCGAGACTTTCCTTGTGAGTGGAACAATTGAGGTCTATTTCATTTAATCGTAAGAGAGATATGGCAAAGATATTAAGTGATAGCATATTGGTAAGCAAGCCCAATGCACCGATGGACGCACGTACCGAAGTCGATACATTGGCTGATGTTTCCAAGATTGAGAATCCTGCTCCAAGTCTTATCATTTGGGACAAGGAAACTGAAAAGCACTACACCATCAAGGAGATGGAGGAAGTGCAGATTGAAGGTACATCGTACAAAAAGAAGGTAATCAAGAGCGTAGAACCGATGGTGCCAGTTGATTTGGTGGGCTATGAGGAAATCGGTGATACAGACCTTGACGATGTGTTTGACCAAATGGATGTTGAAGTTGAGGAAGTGGGCGATGCTCCTGCTGTAGACTTTGACAAATTGCAGTAATTAATTAAGGATGAAAAGTCTGAAAGGACTTGATTTATAAAAATTTTGTTTAACAATTTAATTTTAAGTACAATGAGTGCAAAACAAATTCAATTCACACAAGGTGGGGTATTGAAGTATCCGAGAACAATTGATGAAGCTATCGCAGTATTGGCTAAGAGTAAGAGACTTTCTACCGTATTGGCTGAACTTGAAGCCGAAGATTCACGTCTTAATGGTCTTATCGTCGCTGCACAAGGTGCTATCGACGTATTGAACGGTTCTGCAGAAGGTTCAGTAGACAAGAAGGTAGCAGATGCCATCAATGACTTTGCAACCAAGATTTCTGATAATGGTGTTATCGACACCTTCAAGGAATTGGTTGACTATGTAGCTGAACACGGTTCAGAGTTCAGCGCATTGGTAGGCCGTGTTACTACCGCAGAAGGTAAGATTACTACCGTTGAAGGTAAGGTAGCCACTTTGGAAGGTGACAACACTACCAACAAGCAGAACATCGCTGCCAATACAGAAGCTATCAATGGCTTGAACGGTAAGGTAGGTTCTTCTGCTGACGGTGCTAATGCTGACGGTTCTCTTTATGCTCGCATCGCACAAGTTAAGGCTGATTTGGCTGCTTTTGGTGGTGACGGTGGTACAGTAAGCGAACAAATCAATGCTGCAATCGAAGCTAACAACACTTCTGTTGTTGCTCCTATCGGCGAAAAGGTTAATACTGTTGAAGGTAACTTGAATGCCCACATCGCTGACAATGTTAAGCACATTACTGCTGCTGAACGTGAAGCATGGAACGCTAAGATTGATTACACTGAAATCGGTGACACTACTTATCCTGATTTTGACGAAATCGCTTTGTCGTAAAGGGTATGAGGGTGGTGCGAATTGCCCACCCTCTCTTTTAAATTGTTGAGCAAAAACAAAAAAAGGAAAGGAATCAATCATTAATTAAAAATGATATGGATATGGGAAAAGCAATTAAATTACAGAATAAAAAGACGGGCGAAAACCTTTACCCGATGACCGCATCGGATATGGTGTTTGACCCTATTACTAAAAAGACCGTCAAGGCTGATTTGGCGGAAAAGATTGGCGATGCTCCGTCTGACGGTAAGCAGTATGCACGAAAGGATGGAGCTTGGAATGAAGTTGAAAGTGGTTCTGTTAATTTTCTTCAAGTGAGAATTGAAAGCAACCAAGATGGTGATGATACTATCGAAGCAGTAAAAGCTACGGTGGCATACGATAGCACTACGGTAGAAATTTCAAATGGAGAATTTGTGTCATTACCCGAAAATGTGAATGTTACAATCAGTTTCCCCGAAGTGGAAGGTTATAAAAAGCCAAATGACATTACATTCGCTTATTTAAGTGGTCTTACATTTAAATCGGGCATCTATCAAACTGAATTGGTAAAGGTCGAATTGAGAGCTGATAATGATGCAGATGTAAGCGGTCAGGTAGTTACTATTAATGGTGTTGAACATACTTACGGTAGCACAGCGGTAGAACAAAAGATACCATTCGGCACTGAATATACCGTTTCTGTTAATGACAAATCGGGTTATACTACTCCTACGGTACAAACCTTTATTGCGTCACAGTCCGTGAGGAACTTGGAGGTGGTGTATAATAAAAAGCCATTAGGTATATTTATTCAAGGAATAAGTGGGCAATTATATAATGTAGATAATTGGAGTGACCAAGAGGAACCTAATAGTATAGCTATTCGTACAGATTCTGTTGAATTTGGCATAGCATTTTCAAGTCTAACAAAACAAATATACAACATTGATTATTTTGCTCTTGAAAACTATATGACAGGCGTAGGCGCAACAGAATCTAATGCTATATTAGATTTAGATGGTTACTCAAATACAGAAAAACTTTTTACCGCAATACCAGATGAAGGTTATGCGGCTTATTTTGCAAAAAACTTTGTATTTCCTAACGGCAAAGCTGTTGGATATATTGGTAGTGCAGGTGAATGGGAAGCAGTGATTGACAATTATGATGCTATAATTAATGCCATCAACGCAATTGGTTTTACGAGTCCATTTGGTTCTACGAATTGGACATCCACATTTAGTGGTAAATACGATAACCAAAGAAAGATGTGGATAGTTAAAAATAAAGTTTTATATGCTTACTCAAATTTAAACGTAGAAGCTACAGTTGTTGTATTTTGTAAAATTTAAAAAGCTAAAAGGGTGTATCAAAATGATGCACCCTCATATAAAAATTACAATGATGTAAAAGCTCTTACCCATTCTTCATTGTTCACCCTATTATCAATCCTAAAAGAGTGCGATTCAAAGTCGATTATATCAAACGAGGTTAAGATACAATCGGTATCACCTATCTGCGTAGATGTCCAGTAACGAGATGCGAAATAATCATAAACTTCGAGCAAAGTTAAGAGACTCATGACTGTTTCATAATTATCCATAACCGCACGCCATTCCCCATTACTACCCAAATATCCATTTTGCCCATTAGGGAATTTGTAAGATTTCGCACGTTTTGCAGCTGGTAATAATCCATCAAAATGCTCTATAATAGCCTCTGTATCAGACTTCCCTGTATAATACAAATCAGCTATTGAAGATGCATTTGAGCAGTTATCTATCAACCCTGTATATGAGCCCCAAGCAACTGTATCGTCTAATGCATCTTCCAATGCCATTACAAACTTACAATTTTCAGTGAGCACAGCTATACCATTTGGAGTTTCTTGATTTTCCCAATCATAATATTTATATAGTTTTTTACTCACCCCTTGGATGAATATGCCTATAGGTATAAATTCATACACCACCGCCAAGTTCCTTGCAGACTCTGATGCTTCTGCCAAACAATGGCAACCGATTGTCACAATGATGTCAATACATCCCCGATTGTAATTCCTACCTTTGATTAGCAATATATATGAACGGAGTTCGGGCGGTTAGTCCGACCTTTGTTGAGTAATAATTAATAATTTAAATGATATGAGCAGAAGGATTAGTACCGTGATTTCACGGGGTAAGAAGTCGGCATTTGTGCCGTTTGAGAGAGTTGCTGAAAACGTGATGAATCTCCGTTGGGGCAAGCAGGATGAAGTGGAAAAAGTCGGAAAGGTTGACGAAGCTACAGGCGAATATATTCTGACGGGTGAAGTCAAGGCAACCGATTATTGCACTTACGAAGTCAACCGCTGGTATGGTGAGTTGGATGCAAACAGATTGTGTAACCAAATCATGGGTGTTGCCCAACGTGAAGCGTCCATTGAGGAACTGAATGCCATCATGAACGGTTTGGGAACTTCGGAAGAAAACAAAATGCCTTTATTGAAGGATTATCTCTTGAAGAAAATCGCCAATTATGACGGTAGTAACAATGTGAACCAGTTCTTTATCGGTGGTTTCCCGACATGGTTGGACAAGGCTACCCGTGTAGGTTTGAAATTGCGTTTTGAAGCGGAGTTGGCACAGGGGATGAATCAGACAACCCTTTGGCAGGATGGTGTCAGCTTCCCGTTGCCGTTGGTTGGTGAAGGTAATGCCTTTGATATGTTGAACGCTATCGAGTTGTATGCTTCGGCTTGTTATGACAACACACAGAAGCACATTGCAACCGTCAGAGCATTGGAAACATCGGATGCCCTTGTAGGTTATGACTTTACAAGCGGTTATCCTGCTAAGTTAGAATTTGCGTAATGTATACGCTGCTTATATTCAGCATGGTTATCACCATCTGTTACTTGTGCTATAGCGCATGGGTAACGGGTGGTGTTCCCGATTCGTTATCGGCTACCTACTACACGCTTGACAAGGGCGGTTGGTTGTTCTCGCTTGTATTGGGCTTGGTATCTCTTTGCTTGTGCCCTGTATGGGTTGAGAGTGGAGCGTATCAGTGCCTTGCTTTCCTTTCTTGTGGCGGTCTGTTGTTTACTGCTGTTGCTCCTGCTTTCAAACTACCATTGGAGGGTGCGGTACATTATTCTGCTGCTGTCGTGTGTTGTGTTTGTGCGGTCTTATGGGTATTGCTTAACGGCATGTATCCTTTGGCTGTTTGGTGGGGCTTTCTTGGCTTGATGTCGTATGTCGGTTGGGGGCACTACATGTGGTGGTTGGAGGTTGCTGTTATGGGCATGGTATTTACGGCTTTAATGTGATGGAGGGTATTATATGGAAGGGATAGTATCACAGGTTGCAGCGTTGCTGATGGCTCTCGGAGGTTTGGAGTTTTTGAAGTGGTTGTGGACGAGAAAGAGCAAGTCGAGATTGGCTGCTGCGGAAGCTGATGCCGCAGAGCTGAAGGCTTCGGCTGATGAATATCATTTGTTGAAGGAACGGATTGACAATCTCAATGAGCAATTGGTAAGCAAGGAGAAGAGATTTGATGAGCAGACGCAATTGCTAAGGCAGACCAATAAGGAGCTTTTGGATGAGATTAAACAGAATGGGTTATTATCTGCTAAGATTGCTGCATTGGAAGCTGAAAGGGCTATGAAGCTTTGCCAAGTAAGAAATTGCCCGAAACGTGAACCTCAAAGCGGATATTGATATGGGACAATTCTTTACGATTGGCGAGTTGTGCCGCAGTGATGAAGCTGCATTGAAAGGCATCAAGAATGAGCCTACAATGGCGATTAAAATCAATCTGAACAAATTGATTGATAATGTGCTTGACCCGTTACGAAGTGCCTACAGAAAGCCTATATCCGTGAATAGCGGCTATCGTTGTGAATTATTGAATAAACTCGTTGGTGGAAGAAAGAACAGCCAACATAAGGAAGGAAAAGCGGCCGACATTAAAGGTCGTGAGCGAAAGGATAACCTTTGGCTATTTGAGTATATCCGTGACCATTTGGAGTTTGACCAATTAATCAATGAGTATCCGGATGAGAACGGTATCCCTAAATGGGTGCATGTCAGCTATAATGAGGACAACAACCGTGGAATGGTGCTTGTAGAAAAATAAAAAGGTGGTTATCCTCACGGACGACCACCAATGCACATGATAATTTTGTTATTGATAATTTACTGCCTATCTTGGCAGCGGTGCAAAAGTAATTATAAACTTTGAAAGATGAAGCAAGAACAGTCCTTTTTTTTATGTCTGTTGCTTTTTGTGTTGCTGATGTGCAGTTGCAAGAGCAAGGAAACGGTTACTGAGATAAATCGGAAAAACCGTTTTTCGGGCGATATTTCGGCGGTTTCGGAGAAAGCGAAGGAAGACATAGCCCAATCGGTAAAAGTGGCGCAAATCGAAGAATTTACACTGATTCGGGAAACAATAACCATAAAGGAATATGATACGGATAAGGAAGGAAGCCCAATTGCCAAAGAAACCGTGGCGGAAAGGGAATATCAAATGGGAGTTCAAGCAAACAAGGCAGAAGAAATGGAGCGAAAGACAGAGGAATTGATGAAGGATTCGACCAATGAATCGGTTGAAGGTTCGGAATTGATGGAAACGACAGATGAAATGAAGGAAGAATCGGTAACATCGTCCTTTTGGAAGGAATTGGGCAAATGGTGTGGTATCGGTGCGATATCTGTTGCATTGATTCTATATATAAAGAAGAAACTGAGTTAGTTAACGTCTGTTAGGTAGAAGTGACGCACGTTTAACTCCTTTCAAGCGGCAGAAAGTAAAAAAAGCCGCACCATGAACATTTATCAAACAGCGGAATTATGTGAGTGTTCCTACCTCGCTTGGTAGTTGGGCGGCTTTTAATGGCTTAACAACTATCAAGCGTTTTTGTTTATGAAAACTAAATTTTTTAACGAGATTTTGCAGAAAGTTGCCGATGTAACGGGTTTGGACCGTGAAAAAATCCTATACGGCAAGTGTGAAGAATCGACAGACGCAAGGTATATCCTAATCCATGCGCTGTATAAGGTTGGCATGTCGCTGTTGGATATTGCGAATCTGACATGTAGAACACGTCAAGCGGTCGGATATCTTATGAATAACTACAAAAAAAGCCAAAAATGGATGCTTGAAAATGATTTGAAAAGCGTTTTAAAATGGGTTGAAAGCAACTATTTTTCAAGCAAATAACTTATCATGATTTTTGTTGTGCGGTTAATGTTGACCGTGTATTAAAATTCTTTATATATGGATTCAATGGAAAGAGAACTCGACAGAGTTGAACGTCATGCTGATGAAGCTAAGCGTAAATCTCGCAATGGCTTTGGAATGGGGCTTGCTGGTGTAATCACAGGAGGACTGGCTCTTGGTAGTGAATTATTGCGTGGTGGTTGGTTAAATGGTGGTCGTAATGGTGGTTCTCATGGTGGAGGTATGCCTGAAAACGTAAACATTAACACAAACGGAGGTGGTGGTTCACCGTCTACATTTGATGTGTATGCACACGATTGCGAATCTATCCTTAAATTGACTAATGAATTGTGGAGCTTGAAAGTAAACTCTATGAACCAAGCTAAAGATGCACGTGAGATTGACGTTGCTGAAAAGTTTGGTTTGTACAAGAGCCAAGTAGATGGTGACTTCGGTAATTACAAGGCTACACGTGACTTGTATGATATCACTATTGACAAGCTTAACAATGCTGCATTTGGTTTGTACAAGAACCAACGTGACGGATTTGATGCTTTAGCTCATCGTTTGTGCGACTTGGAAAAGAAGGTTGCCGTTGATGATGCTATTCGTCCTTATCAGAATGCTTTGATTAAGGCTGAAATCGAAAAGGCATATACAGCCGGCATCAATTACACTGACAAGGCTACTTGTCGCTGCATCCATGGTGTTGTTACACTTCCGAATACTCCAACAGTGACAGGGTTTCCAAGTTCTTGCGGCTGTAACTCAAACTACGGAACTCAAGCAGCAGGCTAAACAAAATAAGGCTGCAAAGCGTTCTAAGAAGTAAGTGAAAGGTGGGGATATTCCCCACCTGCTTTAAAAACATTCATTATGGCAGGAAATAATTTCTATTTCAATGGCAATGACCCGTTGTTTAATCCAAGTCATTACGACAATCAACCATCAGACGCTAAATTGGATGAGGTTCAACGTATGCAAGAAGAACTTGAGAAGCGAAAGAACGCTTTGATGGCACAGGGTCAACAATTCTCTAATGGAAGAAACAATGGAAGCAGAACACCCATTTGGGATGAGGTAGATAAATTCATGCAGGAACTTAGCGATAGCGAATATGAGGCTGTATCTAATTCCGAGGAATTTAAATCCTCCCTTTCCCGTGTAATGGGTATTGTTCAACGTGAGGAAATGAAGATAATTCTTCCTTATGTTGAGAATTGCAAGGATGGCAAAGAAGCTATTGAAGAACATCTTTCAATTATCAAGCTGTTAAAGAAGAAGATAAGTAAGCAGAAAGAGGACAATTTGGAACTTTTCAATGAATACACCCAACATTACAGCGATATGACATATACAGATTTTTTGGCTATGAAACGCAAGAAAGGAGGTAATAAATGAACGTAAAGAGCGATATAGCAGCCTTTAAGGGAAATTTAAAGACTGCAATCCAGATGTGGAGCAATGATATTGTGGATGAGTTATTGTCAAGTCCTGTAAGGAGAAGAAATGTCAAGAGATATATCGAAAATTGGCTGGATTTTCAAGATGAGAGAATAAACAGATTCATTGATAATATTGTTCTTGTTGGTTTGGATAAGGACGGAAACATTAATCAAGACTTAATTATAGATGAAGCAGCCGCATTATTCAAGGAGTTAGACTATCATACAGTAATGTGGGGATGTAATATTGATATATCGAATGGCAAAGCCGTTATTAAATTGCCAGATAATATGTTTTCATATATTCTTTTCGGCAATAAAAGCGGTTTCAGTTTTAGCGAACAAGATGTTTTAAAACTTAAAGAATATTTCGGCAATGTATAAGAAGATGATTGAAGAAGCGAAAGCGAAAGGTATCACCACAGACAAGATGATGTGGGAAAGCGTGGAGGATATGGAGGAATTACTTTGCATGATGAAGAAAGAACATCCCGACAAGTATTGGAAGTTCATCAGAAAGCAGCATGGCATATTGTATAGTAATCATTACACAGAGGATTTTGCCATGTACGATGTGGAAAAGATGCAGCCGTTAGGTATGTATTGGACAAAGGCTCAGGTGGAAGAAGCAACCAAAGGTATGTCTTTCCCAAGTGGTACAACTCCATGCGATAGATTCGTAGCTTTTAATGCGTTTGCGAACGATTTACATGGCATTATTCCCGATGCAGATATTTTTAAAGTGGCTCATTCTTTCTGGTTTAACGATAAAGATTGGCATGGAAAGAATAAGATATGGGAGTATATGTGCTTGAATTATTCGTTATGAATGAACTGTTAAACATATTAATTGACCGCATGGATTCGGTTTGCTATGCTGACTATTGTCGAATGATGCACGTTCTTTGGTGGAATATTTAAATTTATTCTTCTTCTTCATGAACCTTTTTCAACCTCTGTTGTTATAACTATGTAACTAAAACAATTAATAACATGAAGAAAGAAAAAAGAGAATTGGAAATGCTTATAGCAGACGAGGGAAAAGTATTGGAAGTGTTCTACGAAGGTGAAACAGAGCCTGTATATTATGATAGGTTGTTTGTTTTCCTGTTGAGTGATTCGGATGTTGTTAAGGAGGTTGACAAGGTGGAATGATTCTGTTGGGGAGCGTGATTTGCTCCCCTTTTTTTTATATAAAAATATACCATTTTCCTTTGTTAATAATAAATTTATTATTATCTTTGTATTGTCAAAATAAACAAATAAAGAAATGGATAAAAAAGAGATTAAACAGCAACTTCTGTTCAAGCGAATGGAAACAAAAGTAAAGATTGATACGTTACGAGCAGCAGGAGCAAAAAGGTTTGAACGACAAATAGACGCATTGCTCAATCGAATGAACGACATCGACCGAATACTTGCAGAGATTGACAAAAAAGAGTAACAACCAGCCCCCGAAAGGGGGCGCTAAAACTATAGATTATGACAGCAGTACAGCAAGAACTCGCCAAGTTGGAAAAGAAAATGAAGAAATCTCCCTCTGTAGAAGACATCAAGCATATGGAGCAAATCAAAGCTATGGCTACTACCCATGAAGATGAAGCAGCCATCGAAGAATTTGTAGCCCGTCAGTTGGAAGACATTGAGGAAGATGTAGCCGAAATGGAAGAAATGACCTATCGCCTTCAGATGGAAGAAGTATTGGAAATCGTGAACCTTTCCTACATCGCCAAGAAGTACTTCGGTCGGACCCAGTCTTGGCTCTCTCAGCGCATCAACGGTTGCACCGTAAACGGCAAGAAGGCCGCCTTTACCCCAAACGAAATAGAAACGCTCAACCATGCGTTGAGCGATATCGCCCAAATAATAGGCTCGCATCCTGTCCGTTTCTGTTGACAGATGTTTATTTTGACACGAATCCCCGATAGTTGAGCCTACTTCGGGGATTCTTTTTTTATATTAGTTCCCGTTCAGATTGTCAATTACCTGTCTTATCGCCGTATCAGCGTGTCGGCTCATTATCTTCACGTAGTTAAAGATTGGTCGGTTGGTTTTCATGGTCTGACCGATGCAGTATTCAAGTGTTTCCAATGGTATGCCCAATTCAAATCCATGCTGCACGAATGACTTACGTGCGGTATAATAGGATATGTATTTACTTATATCCGCTTCAAGGGCGAGATGCTTCATGTTACGGTTAAGTAAATTCGTTATCTTGCTTCGATTGTCATATTTCCCGAATACCAACTTTCCCGATGGGCGCATGTATTTCTTTATTATGGCCTGTGCTTCGGGTTGGATGGTAAAGCATGTCTGATGGCTGTCGTTCTTCGTGTTTTCGGTCTTTAGACGGGTGTATGCGATTTTCTTCGCACCCTTGTAGTTGAACGCAAGCATATCTCCGACATTGATACCACCGAGGTAGTACGATAGCATGAAGATGTCACGGGTGACACGTAGCGGATAGGTTGAAGGTTCCATGTTGCGGATGCGTCTTAATTCCTTTACCGTAATATCGAGGTCACGGATATTGCTCTTTGGCTTCTTGTAGACTTCGAACGGGTCAATGTGATACGTCACCATTCGGAGTTTCTTAGCGTGGTCGATTATTACTTTGAGGTTTGTCATATATATATTAATAGAGGTGGGCGACAGCTTTTGGTCTACCATTCGGTTATGATATGCCTGTATGTCGTGGGTTGTGATTGTAGAAAGAAGAACATCACCTCCCATGAAGTTACAGAAACGCTTCACAGCTAATTTGTATGCCTTGATGGTCTGTTCCTTGTGTACGGTACGAAGATAGATGTCAAGGGCTGAATTAAGTGTGTTCCCCTCTCCCATCTTACGGATGCCACGTAAGAATCTTACAAGGTCGTTGCATGTATATACGTCTGTATCTATTTCCAACAGCTTTTCCTCGTATCTGCGAAGAATCATGGTAAGCTTACGATTGAGGTATTCCGCATCGGGGTGCTTTATAATCTTGTTACGACTTAGTTGGTATTCCCCGTCCAATGCAATGCCCGTACTGATGTATCGAGTTACTGACTTGTGGGCGATGGATATGTAGATAGTTCTCCGTCCGTCCACTCTTTCGATTCCCTTGATGAGTACTGCGTTAATCGTTGCCATAGTTATCCTTTCTTTTTTTTGTTGGTTATTATTCAAACAATTTTTTTAAGGCCAAAAAGTTGTTCAAGACTTTTTTAAGGCCAATTTTAAGACCAAATCGTGTCAATATTAGCATTAACAATCAAGTCTGATATTTGTTCAAGTGCCTGTATATAACAATAAAACGGGGAACACATGCTCGCTTGCAGGTTCCCCGATTACAACACAAAAACTAAACTAGACGTACCGTTTCGGTACTATTGTATATCGTTTATTCTCAACCTTTTACAAGCGCAAATCTCGGCTCGTTTTTGGAATTATTTTAAGACCATTCGACTTTTTGGCGGTTTTTCTGTAAAGTTATTTTAATTCTCCTTTGCCTTTTCGTACATCTCAACGGCTGCTATAATTTCATCGGCATAGTTGTAGATGTCATCCAAAGAACTTAGTTCGTGTTTTACCTCGTTCTTTTGGCTGTCGATGGTGCAAAGTACCTTTTTGTTTACATAGTTGAACTTCATTCGTGCAATGGTCTTTCGGTTATTATCGTCAAGAAGGATGGCAAAGTAGTATTGATTGTCACGATAGGCGATTCTTGATACATCAATAACCGAACGGAGAATGGCCTTAACGATTCGGAATGATTCAAGTTCTTCCTCGGTGGTGACAATCTTACTTTCTTCCACGGGTTCGGGTTGTTGTTCCGGTTGTTCTTCCTTTTCCGCTTCCTTGTTAGCTTCGAGTGCGCCTTTCAAGCGTTCCGATATGATGTCATTGATATGGGCTGATAGGGAGCGTTTGATGAGTGGGGTGAATTGTTCTATCACCACTTGACGCATTGCACCGTCATATACACGTGATGTAAGCAGCTTTACAAGTTCGGGGGATGGTGAAGAAAATTCTTCCTTAATGATGGATTTAAGTTCACCCATGTATTTGAGCTCGCTTGCAGAGCTTACGATGCTGTCCACATCGAAATATGACTTATGGAATTTCTTCAATTCGTCTACCTGTGCATCCTTGAGGTTGGTAAGGTCAATTTCCAAGAATGGCTTTTCGTCCATCTTGTTCTTTTCCTTAAGGTCGGTATAGAAACGGTATATGATTCCGTTGGTGAGTATTCCGAACTTTGCATTTGAAACGGTAAAGTATCGGAGCAATTGATTGTCATGCAGATTAAGGTTCTGCTTCCAATGCTTGCACTCGATGAGTATAATCGGCTCACCGTCCTTGATAATTGCGTAGTCTATCTTTTCGCCTTTCTTGCTTCCGATGTCGCAATTCATTTCGGGTATTACTTCCAACGGGTTGAAGACATCGTATCCAAGAGCATTAATGAACGGCATTATAAAAGCGTTCTTGGTTGCTTCCTCGGTTTGGATGTTCTCTTTCAGCTTTTCGATTCTTTCTGCAAGCTGTTTGATTTGGTCTATAAAATCCATAGTGCTTTCCATTATGCCACACCGCTGTATGGCAACGGAATGGCTGTTATTTAATACGGTTAATTAATTTCAAATTAATAGCCGGCTTCGTCTTTTGACCCTTACAATGGATTAGGGTAAATGTCTTAGGCTTCTCGCCTGTTATCTCCCTAATTGCGTTTAGTGATTCCAAATACTTTTGAAATGCATCTCTAAATTCTCGTCCTACCATATTCGTATAATTACCTGATGACAGAACGTGATTTCGGGTTAAATTGTTCAGCCGATTTTTTCTTTGCTCAATGATTTAACTAATATTATATTTTCCTCCTGCAACACTTTAATCCTTTCAACAAGTTCTAAAATTGTCTTTTGTTGTGATTGAGTAAGTGACATCCAAAATTCTTCGCTTGTACCGTTGCAATCATTGTCTTTATTATTAGTCGTGTATTGACGTATAGTTTCTTCGCCAAACATACTTAATAATATTTTGTCTTGTTCGGGGGTTAAAGCTTTAGAATCTTTCTCCATAGCTGATATATTGGCTTGTCCGCAACCTAATATTTCAGCAAGCTGTTGTTGTGTCAGCTTTAAGTCTTTCCTAAAATTTTTTACGTCAAACATAAAAATATCAATGATAATTAATGATATTACAAATAATATCTATATATTTGCACCGTAATTAACGGCCATTAATTACATTGGTACTGATTAAACATCCTCTTTTAGAGGTTTTATTATATCAAAATCCCTGTGATAGTGGCCGCTATTACGGGGATTTTTATTTCCCATCTGATGCAATCGGGGTAAGCGTTTCATGCGTAGACATTGGGTTGTATCAGTCGAAACTCGATACAAGGGGAGCACAATATCGGGAGGCGAAACTTAACCAATCGGAGTGCCTGTGCAGCTGCAAGTAAGCGAAAAGTCCGATAGCGGGGTAACTTGCTGAATCCACCGTCAGACGATAAAAGGCTGATATGCCGCAGAATATCGTACTGCATAGCCAAAAGGATTTAAACCTCCTTAAAGGGCAAACTATGCAGTACTTTAGGCTTCAATCCGCAGAAGATTAAGAATATCCTTAATAATTAATATATAATTAATAAAAGGTTTCAAAATCTAAATTTTAACCCGATTGTATCATAAAATCATAGAACTATCATGGACAAAGAAACCAAATTAGCTATCTGGACAATATTCCTATCAGCGTTTAGTATTGGCATCAACTTCGCTATATTACTTAAGCTTATAGCAGAAAGGTTATAATTGCCATAGTGGTTGTTATTATTGCTGAAAATATTGATACCCAAAAAGATAGCTTTTGCTTTTCAGCCGAAAAGGATTTAGTCTTTAATTCAAGGGCTTGAATCCTTTTCTCTATATCCATTTGCTCCTTTATCCCCTTGCTACAGCCTTGCATTGCATAGCTCTCGCCCAATTGGTTGAGTAAATACTGACCTACAGCATTTTCACGACCGTACAATTTTAGTTTATTCCTAACCCGTACATCTCTCCATGCCTCAGTTGGTATTTCTGCAAATCCTTTCTCGTAGGCTTCTAACACTATTCTATCCACTATTTCGAGATAATCCATCTTCATCACACCCTTATAATAAGGTCAATTTGCGGCAAGTCTTAAAGAATATTAAAATATTAATTTATCATTGGTATTATTATTGATATATCAATGATGTTATATATATTTGCATCGTAATCGTAAGGCTTACCACTGCAAAGGTAAACATTACAACGAAAAAACAAAAGAGAATAAAAGGAAATTTAAAAATAACACCCCTAAGGGGACAAAAAACAGGGATTATGGAAGGAACAGCATTTTTAGTAGTAAGAGGAAAGTATAACAAGGCAGCTATCATGCGCAAGGCTCAAAGAATGGCTAAAAGTTGTTATGATGGAAACATCGCAAGAGGCTTGAAGGCAGCATGGAAAGCAGCCAAGAGAGAAATGGCAGAGTTGAAGGAATTGGAAGCCGAACCGCATTTCCAATGGAATCCATACGTTACACCTTCAATGCTGTACACTTCAAGCAACATGATTAACGGTTACGCTACAAGATAAGGAGGAGCCGTTATGACAATCTCAGAATATTGGAATATGATGAACACCCTCTACCTACAACTTCACAAGGTAGAGGATATGACCGAGGAGGAAGCGTGCAAGTTCATGGATTCCTCAAGCAAGGCAGAAGGCTTGCGGATGGTCAAGGATATCATGGATGCGTACAGAAGATTAGCTATTAACCAAAAATTGATATGATATGATTAACGTGTTATTGATTGCAGGAGTTGTAGGTTTAGGTTTCGCCTTGTATAAGGATATGAAAGACTTCATGAAAGACCTACTTTAAGATAATACAGGCGGATGCTTGGAAGGAAGCCAAGAGGGTTCGAATCCCTATCCGTTACAAGTTTGATTAGTTCTTTGACGTATTGATAAAACATAGGGTACGGCTCACCCTTATGGTCATTAGCTCACTTCGAGAGCGAGGACAAGCCGCTTGGTGTTAACGGCTGTGCATGAATGGTTCCCATAAAGCAGAGGGACACACAAAGCACCAAGTAAATCAAAAGATAACGTATATGAACAATGAAGCTACCGCATGGCGGTTATGAAGCATCCATTCAGTTGGATGCGGCTATTGATTATATATCCCCTCCCGTACAGATTCGGGGTAAGAACACGGATTAAGCCGTTGAGGGGAACAAGGGATACGGCGGTATCAGTAAGCCCGTGAGGGTGAAGTGAAGACATAGGCTTATATACTTATGTATGTGCTTTTTTCTGCTCCCCATACAGGTTCGGGGGAGCAAATTCCCGAATAGTTTAACGGATAGAACAAGCGTTTCCTAAACGCTAAATGGTGGTTCGATTCCACCTTTGGGAACAACATATTTATTAACCATTAAAACAAAAGATTATGTTAGGAAAGAAAGTGATTATCAGAGCCGACAGAGCTGGTGTATTCTTCGGCACATTGAAGGAAAAGAATGGGAATGAAGTTGTATTAACTGATTGTCGCAGAATATGGTATTGGTCAGGGGCAGCATCGTTAAGTCAATTAGCTATGGAGGGAGTTAAAAGACCTTACAATTGTAAATTTACGATTGTAGTACCTACAATAATGATATTGGGAGTTATTGAAATAATTCCTTGTATGGAAGAAGCAATCAAGTCTATAGAATCTGTTAGCGTATGGAAGAACGAATAAAATTATTCCTTAGTATAAGCTATGGCTATGGCTCTGGCGATGGCGATGGCTCTGGCGATGGCTATGGCTCTGGCGATGGCTATGGCGATGGCTCTGGCGATGGCGATGGCGATGGCGATGGCT